ACAGTCAAGATGCCCCTGGCTGATCTATACCAGGTAGATAGGCACAATGATCCCAATAACCTTATTGGAAATAGATGGATCTGCAAAGGTGGCAGCTTGCTGTTCAGTGCCCAGGCTGGCTGTGGCAAATCCACCCTGGCCACCCAGATGATAGTGAGCTGGGCACTTGGCCGTGATCTCTGGCACATCAAGCCTGTGCGCCCACTGCGTATTGTCCTGCTGCAGAGTGAAAATGATTTGGCGGATTTGGCCGAGCAATGGCAGGATGTGACAGCCTCAATGGATCTCACTCAGGCTGACCATCAAACCCTGGCACAGAATGTATCCATCTATCGAGAGGCCATCAAGACAGGTGATGCCTTTGGCCTGCTCATTGAGGATCTGGTGAAGAAGCACAGTGCAGATCTACTGATAATTGACCCCCTTCTGGGGTTTGCAGCAGGGGATGTGTCTAAACAGGAATATTGCAGCCACTTCCTGCGCCACATCCTGCAGCCCTGCCTGATGCGCACAGGCTGTGCCCTGATTGCCATCCACCACCAGAATAAGCCCCCTAAGAAATCTGAAGGCAAGACCAGCAGCACCTATGACTTCAGTGGCAGTAGTGAGCTGGCTAATTGGTTTAGAAGCACTGCCATCTTGCGCAGGGAGGATGATGAGCTGCCCCACTTCATCTTTAAGCTGGGCAAGAGAGGCAGCAGGGCAGGGATGCGAGATCTCCAGGGCTTCTTCACTGAAAGCCTGAGAGTGCGCCACAGTAAGATCAGAGGCCAGATCAAGTGGGAGATTAATAATGCACCCCCGCCCCAGGATGATGATGTGTGACCAGGCCACAGCTCAAGACACCCTGGGCAGTGCCTGGCACAGACCTATTACCCTAAAGGGTAATATAAAGGCATTACCCCTTTGGGGCTTAATCGCTGCGCTTGCCCCTAGGGGATGCTGCCTTTATTCCACCCCCTGCCCCCCCGCAGTAGGATGAATAAGGCAAAGCTAAAAGCCCTGGCTAAGCTCCAGCATTGGAAAAGGCAGTGGAAGGATAAGCCTGAGCTGATGAAGGCCAATCTGGATGCCCTGATTGCCTCCAGGAAGGCTTTGAAGGCCAGGAAGGGCAAAGTGGTCAGCCAGGTCATCCAAAGGCTTCCTAAGACCTTCCAGGCATCAAAGAGCAAGCAGCTGATGAGTGATGCACTCCTGGCTCAAGGGCTGCAGCCAGATCCAGGCAGGCTGAAAAGGCTGCGCACCCAGGCTGTGCGTTATGGCCTGCTGACCTATGATGCGCAGAAAAAGTGCTGGATTGTGATGGCTAACAGCCAATTTCTTGCCTAATACCCTAAATATAAACAAAAAATCTGCTTATCCTGTGGCATCCAATCCCCGAAAACGAAAGATTAAGCAGCAATTGCAGCAGCTAAGGGAAGGCAGACCTGAAGAAGCTGTATTTGATGCCTGGTTTGATGGCCTACCAGGTGAGCAGCAAGCCCACTTAAGGGCACAAAATCCCCCTATTATCCCTTATAGGGAGATGCCTTTTCCCAGGTATGCTTTCCCACTGTATGCCAATGATACCAAATTTGCGTCAGCAGATCCCAGGCATAGGGATGAGCTGCCTGATGATGATGGATGGGTGAGCAGGGAGAGAGTGGGTGAGATCATCAGTGATGTAATTGCAATGCTTGGTGCTTCTCCTGATCGTGCTGTGCAGGCGCACATTGATTTGGTGAAGATAATTTTGCAGACAAGTGATGCCCCTACTCAGCAGGAGATCGCAGAGAGGCTTGGCCTGACTAAACAAGCTGTGTCAGTCAGGGTGAAGAAGCTTGCAGCCAATGCTGCGCTCATTGCTCCTGGCCTGCTCACCAGGATCAAAGATGCAGCTGTGCAGCTTGATTATAATGAATTAAATGATTTAAATGACCGAGATATGACCGAAAGGGGTGCTAAGGAATCTATTACCCCCGCCCCTGGAGGGCGTGGGGCATCCACCACCGCCAAAAAACACGGGTTTTCACCAAAAGGCGGTCAGGAAACACACCAGGGCTGACACAGCCAATCATTTACCATCCACCTTTTATGACTCAGAGAGAATTGGCTAAGCAGCTTGAGCTATCAATTGGCTATGTCTCTAAGCTTTGCCAGGAAGGGATGCCCAAGGATCTGGAGCAGGCCAGGGCTTGGCTGAAGGAGCGCAAGGCAGGCAGGCTGCGCAAGCTGCCAGCACCAGCACCCAAGCCAGCCCAAGCTCAGCTCAGCCCTATGCAGCTACAGGCTGTGAGTGCCCTGGCAAATGGCTCATTGGAATATGTCCTGGCTCAGCACATCTTGGTGATTGATCGTGCCAGAGATACATTGATGGCAGCAATTGCTGGCAACGATCCTGCTCAGGCCAAGCTCCAGACAGCATACAATCAAAGCCTCAAAGGGCTGGTGTTTCTCCAGGACAAAGAGAAGGCCAGGGCAGTGGAAGCCAGGGAAATGATTAAGCTGACTGAAGCCCAAGCCTTTATTGCCAAGTGGACAGCCAAGGTAGTGCAGAAGCTGGATAAGCTTCCCCTGGAATGTGCTGAGGGATGCAACCCTGACAGACCAGAGACAGCTATTAAGGCACTCACCAAGTGGGCAATTGAAGTGCGCACTGATCTGGCAAAGGAGCAGCTATGACCAGCCAGGAAGAAAGGCTGCTGGCCACTGCCCAGCAAACCATCAAGCCCAGCTTCACAGGTGATGTGGTGCAGTGGGTGGAAGATAATGTGATGGATGTGCCTGACTCTATGATAAGGGGAAAGCTCAGCCTGAAGCGCACACCCTGGCTGGCTGAGGCACTGCGCATCCTGACTGATCCAGAGACAAAGCTGGGTGTGGTGATAGCTGCCACCCAATCAGGCAAATCCCTGCTGCAAAGGCTGTATGCTTTGTGGCAGATCGTAAATGCCCCTGCACCTTTTATGATGCTGCAGCCTACAGATCCTGAGGCCAAAGATTTCTTTATCAGGTATGTGCGCCCACTGATTAATCAGTGCCCACCAGCCAAGGCACTCCTGGCTGAGAGTGATAATGACAAAAGCACAGTGGCTGATTTCAGCAATGGTGTCACCCTGTATTGCAGGGGTGCTTGGAATGAAGGTAATCTGCAACGCCTATCATTGCGCACAGTGATAATGGATGAAGCCTGGATGTATCCCAGGGGGCACATAATGGAAGCCTCAGCACGCACCCAGGCTTTCAGCTGGATGGGCAGAGTGCTGGCCTTTGGCCAGGCTGGGAATAAGGGTGATGAATTCCACAGCCTCTTTGACAGCACTGATCAAAGGGTGTGGCACTTTGCGTGCCCTAGCTGCAATAAGCTGCAGCCCTGGCTGTGGGAATATGTGAGGTATCCAGATGAGGCCAAGGTGGGTGGTATGTGGGATACCAAGCTGGTGGAAGCTGGCACTACATATGAGTGCGCCCACTGCCAGGTAAGGCTAAAGGATACCCCAGGGGTAAGGGCTGAGGCCAACAATCCCCAAAGGGGTGCAGGCTTCAAGGCCACCAGCACAGGCAGCAGCTGGGGTAATGTTGGCCTGCATTGGAATTGCCTCATCAATTCATCCTGGGGCAAGGAAGCTGTGCGAGCCATCAAAGCTCGAGAGGCTGCAGATATGTATGGTGATGACTCTCAGCGCAGGGTGTGGAAACAAAAGAGGCTGGCACTTGCCTGGGCAGAAGATGGGGGTGAGATTACCAGCCAGGCAAAGGCTGGTGATTATGCCCTGGGTGATGCCTGGGATCTAGAGGCCAAGATTACCCCTGAGGCCAGGGTGGTGGATATCCACAGCAGCAATATCCCTGAAGGATCTGTGCCCTTCCGCAGCCTTTCTGTGGATGTGCAGAGAGGCCACTTCTGGGCAGAGGTAAGGAGCTGGAGCAAGACAGGGCACAGCAGGCTGCGCTGGTTTGGCAAGGTGGATACCTGGCAGCAGCTGGATGATCTGGCCAAGCTGCACCAGGTTAACAAAGCCTTGGCTGGTGTGGACTGTGGTGACCAGACACAAGAGGTATATGCCCAATGTGCAGCCAGGGGCTGGAAGGCTTTAAGGGGTAGTGGCCAGGCTGAGTTTACTGTGCAGGATATGGGCACTAAGACCACCAAGAGATTTTATTCTGACAAGCAGCTGATCTTTGTGCCTGGCCAGCAGCGCAGATGTGAAATGATTGTGTGGAGCAATTTGGCCACCAAAGATCTCCTGGCAGGCTTGCAGAAGCGCAGGCTGCACAGCTATGCCAGAAATGTGCCTGATGATTATGTGGCTCAGCTTACAAGTGAGGTAAGGGTGAGGGATAGCAGAAGTGGCAAAGCCCATTGGATTTTGCCTGCTGGCAAGGCATCAGGAAATCACGCCTGGGATTGTGCTTGTATGGGTGTGATCCTGGCAGTGCGCTGGGGCATCATTGGCAGGGATGTTACTGAAGCTGAGCAGCCCCAGGAGCAGGCTGATGGTGGATTGACAAAAGCAGAGCCAGGGGAAGGATAAGTGCAGTGCTTCCTGGCTTGAAGCATAGCACTGATGCTGAGGATCGTTTCTGTGTGGGGCAGGCCAGGAAGCATCCCAATTGACCTTTGGTGCAATTTCAAATGGCTTCTGGTATCTTCATTGGCTTGGCCACTGATAAATTGATTGAGATCAGGGATGCTGCCCTGACTGAATTGACCACAGGGGTAGTGACCACAAGTTACAGTGACAGTGGCACATCTGTATCTAAGCAGATTACAATGCCTGCAAAGGAGCGTTTCAATGAAGCCTGCTTTGCCCTGTCTGCTGCCAATCCTGAAGCCTATGGTGAGCGCACCACAGTTATCAGCCAAGATTGGCAGAATTATACCAATTGATTTATGGCCAAGCGCAAGACCACACAGCCCATCATTAATGGTGATGGGGGCAAGCCCCAGCACCAGGCTGGATCTGCTCAATTCACAAGCATCCAGCAAAGCACCAATCGTGCTGCGATCTATGGCACAGCTGTAGATTTCTCTGTGGACTATACAGCCACAGACAGGCTGGAGATGATTAAACGCCTGCGCTTTGGTGAGCGCAATTGTGGTATGGTGCGCCAGATCCTGGGGGATTATGTGACCTATGTTTGTGGTGGTGATGGCATCACCATTCAGTGCCACAGTGCTGATGGGGATAAGGCTTCCATTTATGAGGAAGCTTTTGCTGAAGCTGCCAAGCAGCTGGATCTGTCTGGCCGTTTCTCCTGGGCAGATATCCAGAGGCTGAGCTTGCGTGCTGCCCTGCGAGATGGTGACAGCTTTGGCATCCTCACCACTGATGAGCTTGGCAATCCCAAGGTGCAGCTGGTGGAAGGCCACAAGGTGGGTAATCCTGAAGGCCAGCCTGTGCCTGATGGGATGATTGATGGGGTGCGCTTTGACAGTGTTGGCCGCATCCAGGCTTATAATTTCCTGCAGCCCAATAAGGTCAGCAGGGAGATCCCTGCCAATTCTGTGATGCACATCTGTGAGCAGGATTATTCTTCAGGCGCAAGAGGCTTGCCCCTGCTTCAGCATAGCTGGGCAGATATCCAGCAGGAAGATATGCTGCTCAAGCTAGAGATGCTGGCAGTGCAAAATGACGCAGATTTTACTAGGGTTCTGCACAAGCAAAATGGCTTTATTGCTGGCCAGCTGAAGGATGAAATGGGTGGCAGTGGCAGCAATGGTGACAGCCTGGCCAGGAAGCTTGGTGGCAAGCTTGCTGTGCTTGAGCCAGGGGAAAGCCTGAGCAGCCTGGAAAGCAAACGGCCTAACAATAATTTTGTATCTTTCCTGAAGGCCATCCAATCAGATATCTCTCGGGGGACAATCCCCTATGAGTTTAGCAATCCCTCTGAAGCTGGTGGTGCTGCACTGCGCTTGATTGCTGCAAAGGCTGATCGTGCCTTTGGCCGTTGGCA